TTCCTTCTATGTTAGCAGGAGGTCGATTGGGACGTTTTATTAGATTAATGTTAGCAACTGACAAGGCTTTAAGCTTTGCGGTTGGTATACTTTATCTAAAAAAGGGTCTTCCTCGACCGTCGAAAGTTGCTTGTGAACTAAGTAAACTTTCAACCAAGAAAGTTCTAACTACTAAACAACAGCTCCCCGTTTCTCACTTCCGAAATTCCTTTCGAAGTAAGTTACGTCGAACTGTTCGAAGTATCTTTCATCGTTCTATTACCGATGAGGATCTTCATCACCCCTATGCCCCCTCCGTTAAGGCTAACTATGTTGATAGTCGGTCTAAGTTCGGGACGTTCGGAACTCTTTTTGACCTTGGTCTTCTTGAGGATGTTGCCGTCGACGACATTGGACCTAGTTTAAACTACGTTCAGGCCGTAACAGCAGTGTATCGTGATTGTTTAGTGGTTGATAGAGCGGATGAGGAAATCGAGTCGAGTGTCTCGAGACGTTTCGTTGTAAACCCCAGAATTCGTTCTGAAGTTAATCAGATATATTTATCTGTTTACGAAAAGGCTCGCTCACTTGCAATGAACGAAGTTGCCGATGTCAAACTAGTTAGTTTGGCTGAGGCTTTAAAGGTAAGGACGATCTCAAAAGGACCGCCTTTGACTTACTTCGTCTTGAAGCCAGTACAGAAATTCCTTCATCGCATCATGAAAAGATTTAATTGTTTTCACTTAATAGGTTCTCCTGTTAGTGAGGACTTTTTAAATCATACTTTTAAGGATACCCAAGGTCAATTTCATTCTTTAGATTATAAGAGTGCGACTGATCTTCTGGATCCCGAAGTTTCTTCCTGGTGTGTTGATGAAATTTGTGATGCTGTAGAAATGCCTGCTGACTTGTGTATCCTATTCCATAAGGCCCTTACAGGTCATATGATTGAAGGTATTCCTCAAGTCTGGGGTCAACTGATGGGATCAGTTGTTAGTTTCATTGTGTTGTGTCTGGTCAATTTGACTGTCTGTTGGTATGCCTACCAGGAGACTGTCAACAAGAAAGTTCGTTTAGTTGATCTTCCCATTATTATTAATGGTGATGATGGACTCGTTCGAGCACCTTCTGGATTTTTGAAAATCTGGAAGGATATTGCTTCTTGTGTTGGCCTTGTCCCTTCTGTAGGGAAGACTTACTCCTCCG